GTATCGACCTATTTCAACGATACTAGGAGGTAGCTCAAAGTCTACCCGATAACTTGGTGTGAACTTTCGTTCGTCTATAAATAGTTCCACAAACACGAAAGCCCCCGTCCGAAGACGAAGGCTTTACGTTTTATTTGGCTACTAGTTTTTAGCTAGTGGCGCCTGCCTCACCAACGAGACCGCGAACGATAACTAGACCATACATATCAGGACGAACCATCTTCTTTGCATAGCGAGTCATCACGCCCTTTCTGGGCACGAAGTCTTCAGGGCCGAAGATCGTGGGTGTAGTTTGTAGTGGCACATAAGGTGCGTATACATATCCAGATTCAAGGAAACTGGAACCACGACGACCAACCAGAATGACGTTACGAAGGAAGTAGGGGTCTACTATCACATCGAACTTCTTGGTTAGCGAGCCGACCTTGACGGCGCCGATAGAACCCTTCTCGTCATCATGAGTGACAGAGGCACGGAATCCAGCGGTGAACTCAAGAATGTTAGCAACTTCAGGTCCGCAGACAACGAAGTTAGCTCCACCCCGTAGAGTCTTACGGTGGATTTGTGCTGACACATCATTAATGGTTTCAACAAGAGTCTCATACCATTCAGAAACCGTACCAGTGAAGTCCGGAGCCGCAGAAGAAGCGCCGATTTCAGCACCAGTTGAGCGGTTCACAAACAAACCAGGAGAACGAGACCAGTACTGCGTACCAGCGGTTGCACCAACAATGAGATCTTCAACAATCTCACGATCAATCTCAAGAGCAATTTGCTCAGAGAGAATGCTCGTAAGCTCAACCTCAGCATCCAGGTTGTGATAGGCGTTAAGATCCTGTCCCAATTCTGGCGTCCACTTGGCCTTGAGCTTCTTGGTGATAGCCGTCACAGCCACTGAGTCGACCTTGATGTCGATCTCTGGGATGTTCTCGTTTCCTTCCAATCCCCATACTGTCTGACCAACTACGGAACCAATAGCGTTACTCGCAGCAAAGTCATCAGTCTGTGCCCAGGAAGCCGTCATAGCGGAACCGAGAGCAAGAGATGCTCCACATGCGCCGGTAAGAGCAGCAGCCATCTGAGCAGCTGAAGCATCACCATTATAATCAGCAACAGTCAATAGAACAACTGTTTGACTTGTACCGCTAAGACGCGTCAAGCGACGAAGCTGAACACCACCCTTGTTAGAGCCAGTCAACCAGACCTTTCCAGCCCCACCATAAAGACCAGTAGAGGACGATAAGGTAAGTGTAACCATGTTGTCAAGGTTAAACTGATCAAGGTTAGCAGTATCTAGATAACCAATCGCAACCGTTGGGTTTGTGGCGCTTTCTAATTCAGGGTCATATTGACAAAGCTTAAGGAAAGCTTCTCCAGCACTGGAACTATACACACTTGAAGTCAAATATGTAATAAAGTTACCCGCTGGGCCAGAACCAGTTGGAGATGCGTATGCGTTGTTCATATTATAAGGACCACGCTCGGCATCTGCCTTTGTTATAACCACACCACCAGTGATTTGACTAGCGATGCGCGTCCCACCATATAGTGACTCTTCCGAACCACTAGGGGCGCCATAACCTAGACGAGGTAGCCCCGCACCATTGGTGGAGACAGTAAAGTCTAGGAAGAAGATGAGCCCACTTGGGAGACTCATCGGCTGAACGCTAACGAGATCGTTTGCGATCAACCCTGCGAAAACGCGACGGACAATGGGGAATGCGACGGCCGCGAAACCTTCGACATCTCCACCAGCCATTGTGCTGCTCTCGCGAAGAAGCTCTTTAGCTTGATTTTCAAGCAAACGAGCCATTGCATTGCGGCCACGCTCATGTTCAATCCCTTCCAGGAGTCCAGTGCGTTCCCACTTACTCAATAATGCGTTACCTTCGGCACGCATATCACGATTAATGATACCCTCAGTTAATCTTTCCATAATACCAGCCATAATTTAATATCTCCTTTTTAGTTTTTAATTCCGGCTAACTTTTTCATTCTATCCAAGAATGGATCAGTTGGTTGTGCTTCTCTACGAGACGCACGAATAATTGAAGACGGACGACTGATTGCTTCACTCAGCGATTGTGGAGCACGTTTAGTTTGTGCCGGCGCTGCGAGTTCAAGCGTTTCAAATATTGTCTTCGCCTCCATAACTGAACCAGCATTGGAAATAGCTTCGGCAATATTATCTTTTTGCCGCTCATTTAGGGAGGTATTTCTCAAAACACGGTTCGTGTAAAGCAAGCGTGCGTTGGAGACATTGACATCTTGCAAGGTACCTTTTATCTCTTCAACAACCTGCTTATATTTTCTATTGCTCTTTTTGAGTTGCTTATTTTCAAAAACCAACTCTTCTTGAGCTTTCTTTAAAATCTTCATTTTTTCTTCCACATCTGTACTACGACGATGTGCTAATTCTTTTTCCATTTCATGCTCAACTTGAAAATCGGGTCTGCCTGCCCATCCACTTAGGTCGGCGCCCATATCTACTGTGAGCTTTTCCATAATACTATCAATTAAATCTTGAGATACTTCGATTTCTTCATTTGTGCCGCCATATCCAGATTTACTATCTTCGTCTGCTGCGGCTTTCATTTTTGAACCTTCTTCCGATTCTTCTTCGACTTCCTCTTCATCTTCCGAAAGCATTGCGAAGATATCTTCTTCGTTTAGTTCTACTTCCTCTTCTTCTTCATCGCGAGGATATTTTCTTTCGTTTACTTCCTCGTCTTCCTCTTCAATCTTAAGGGCTTTAACTACTTCATGCAACGCATCTAAATCAACAGTAACTTTAACTTCTTCGCCTTCTTCCTCAAGATAATCTAAACCTTTTCCATCCATCTTAGATAAACCATCAGTGGCAGATAAAGGCACTCCATCAACAATATCTTCTACTTCTTCTTCGCCTTCGGCGCCGGCGAGCATGGGATCAGCCGCCATAGGATCAGCGGCCGCCATAGGATCAGCCGCCATAGGATCGGCGCCAGCCATAGGATCAAGCCCCATGGGATCTTCTTGCTCCAGAAGCTTATCCAGCGTCTGCCTGACCTCTTCCGAATACTTCGCGACGATAGAAGATTCAGCATTCTTTAATGCAGCTTCGCGTAACGCCTTTGCATCTACAATAGCTTCTCTAAGCAATGTGGACATATATTAACTCCTAAAAATATAATAATTCAAAATAAATAGTATCTTTTGAACCAAAAAGACTATTATTGTACATCTTATCAATAGACAAACCAATTAGTTCCATCAGAATATAAGTTGACGGCCGGCATTGTTCCAGTTAAAACATATGTCGTGGCGCCATCGAAAGTAGAAGTGGAGCCGGCTGGGCGTTGTAAAGTGACAGAATAAGCCCCACGAGATGTCACCTCGTCTTTTATAACTAATAGTGCGCCAGAATAAAACGAAGAGGCGCTTGGAATTGTTACCTTAGCATTACCAGCGGCTGTGACACCTAAAATATAATCAGCAGTTGAAGCAGTGTGCCAACTACTAGTAGCTTTAGTATAGTTCCCTCCAAAGCCTTTAACCCAAACACGCTGCTGTGTAGCAGAAGCACTCAGAACATAACGCACGCGAGATGAAGCTGCATGTGTACCAGAAACAACCAAGCTTCCAGAGCGCATATGCGTATCGTCTATAGTATTTCCAAAATATGTAGATCCTGTAGCATCAATAATCGCAATATTTTCATAATTAATTACACTGGCGCTAAGCGAACCAGTGATTACCATATTTCCCGATAATACCAAAGTATTGGGAGGATTACCGGCATGAGAAGCCGTGTAATACATAAAATGGACGGAACCCGAAGCAGCTTCAGTACCAGTTATAAATAAAACCGAACCAGTCGGGCCCGTTACTGTCGTTTCATCATCACAATTAATAAATGCCCAGCCAAAATCAGCCATTGTTAGCTCTCCTTAAAATGTGCTGCATGCAGCAAAAACTACAACTTCGGTTGGGTCTGCATTAACGAAGGCGACTCTATCTATTCCCGATATGTCATAACGTCGATACTCTCTATCGGATGGTACCTGTGCTCCGGGGGCCCTACCGGAATCCGCAACAGAAAATGAGGAAGCAGCATTCGCAGTATTCTGACCCTCGCCACCAGCTTCGCTTTCAGGTATCTCAAACCACCTTTGAAAAGCGTGGCAATATCCATATATCGACAAAGCATTTGAGGGTGCGTTACCATTGGCATCAGTCAGTAAAACATGCAAGTATCTTTGGTTTTCTGTGGCGTAGCCTGCGACCGATTCGGAAGTACCCAATATATCATCAGTGTCAGCCATCACACTGACAGCAGTTCCATTCGCTCCATTCAGATTCTTTGGACTCCTTGTTCTTCCCCAAGTGTTCCACATTTGATAATTCGCCATATAAATCTCCTAAAATAATATATTCAATATAAATAGTCTCTATTTTTTTCTATTGCGCCTTTCTTGCGCTTTACGTCTTTTTCGTTCTTCTTTTAATCTCATGCGCTGAGCACGGATTCTTTTTTCTTTTTTAGCCTCAGAAGGTTTCTTATAGTGTTTACGATCTTTAACCTCCTCAATGATTCGCTCTCTCTTAACTTTTTTAGTAAATTTCTTTATCATTCTTTCGACGTTACCTCTTGTTTCTTTCGAGGTGACGCCAATATTATATTGTTTTGTCATTATACACCTATTTCATTGCTTTCCAAATCTGAGAAGAGTTTCCAAGAATTGAACTAATATCTACACCGGAATCACGAGGATCGCCTAAATCTATTTGACCCTTCTTTGGTTCGCGCATTGTTGTTGGTACCGTGCCTTCAAACAGATCAACTCCATT